TCGGGCCATGCAGGTAGCTGCATTGCAGCAGGACGACAAGTTTGCCAAGAGGTATGTCATGTACCTCGCTACGTTCTGGTCAGTGACTGCGGTTGTCTACATCTTCCTGATCACCTTCACCTTCATCCCTGAGATGAACGTCCGTTTTGCGGATACGATCCTCGGGTTTCTTCTTGGCACTGTCGTTGCCACCATCCTGAACTTCTTCCTCGGATCGAGTGCCAGCTCCAAAGAGAAGACCGAGGTTCTGGCTGCTGAACTCAAAGAACAGAAGAGGTAAACATGGCTAAGACTCCTGCATGGCAGCGCAAAGAAGGCAAAAATCCCGCTGGTGGTTTGAATGCCAAAGGCAGGGCCAGCTACAATGCGGCGAACCCGGGCAAGCCGGGTCTCAAGGCTCCGCAGCCTGAAGGCGGTTCTCGTCGGGATTCATTCTGCGCTCGGATGAAAGGGATGAAGAAGAAGCTGACTTCCGCTAAGACAGCTAATGATCCCAACAGCCGTATCAACAAAAGCCTCCGGGCGTGGAAGTGTTAACATGACTGAACAAACTTCTGAAACCACTAAAGCACTACTTGACGGCTTGTCGGTAGTCACCGTAGTTGGTACGCTTGTTGATATGTTGCCTTCTGTAGCGGCTTTGTTTACTATTCTGTGGACCGGTATTCGTATTTGGGAAACGGATACTATGCAGCGAGTCTTTGGACGTAAAAATGCCGAGCAAGACACGAGCCCAACACAATCTGATGGCGATGGTCGCTAATGATCCCGCCGCATCTAAACGCCTTGGCATCCCTCAGCGGGTTGGCAAGGACTTCATGGAGGCCGATAAAGGCCGTAAATTTGCAGAGGGTGGTCAAATGAAAGAGTCCAAAGCGATGATGGGTAAAGAGCTGGCCTTCATGAAAAAGAAGGGCGCTCCGAAGTCCATGATTAAGCATGAGATGGCGGAAGCCAAGGGCATGAAGCACGGCGGTAAAGCTTATGCTGCTGGTGGATCAGTTGGTTCCGCTTCCAAGCGAGCTGATGGAATTGCCAAAAAAGGTAAGACCAAAGGTACGCAAGTTCGTATGGCTTACGGCGGGAAGTGCTGATATGGCAACCCAAAACAAGGTACCCAAAAAGCCACGGGTTGTCCCGCCGTTTCAGGGAGTTAATCCTCCTGAAGATCTCGCATCTCCCGCCCCGTCGCCCCCGCCTCCGAAGCCTGTTAATGAGATGAGCATCTCTCCCGAGGCACAGCGTCGGGCCGACGAAGAAGAACGCCTGCAGCGATTGCGGGATGAATCGGGTCGGGCTGCTGAAACTTCTCGTCGCTCGTCTATGGGTACATTGAAGCGAGCAAGCGGTGGTACGGTTGGTTCTGCCTCTAAACGTGCTGATGGTTGTGCTCAACGGGGTAAGACCAAGGGTCGCTTCGTGTAAGGAATCGCTATGATGCCATCTCGCGGTATGGGGGTTATTTCCCCCAACAAGATGCCAAAACCTCGCAAGATGAAGCGTAAGGATGGAGATACATTCTCCATGTATGCTGAGGGTGGTGAGGTTAAGTCTAAGGTCAATGAGGCTGGGAACTACACCAAACCCGGTATGCGCAAATCCTTGTTCAACAAGATCAAGGGACAAGCGGTGCAGGGTACGGGCGCGGGGCAGTGGTCCGCGAGAAAAGCACAACTTTTGGCGAAGCAGTACAAGGCTAAGGGTGGGGGGTACAGGGATTGAAATCTCCTCAACAATCGCTTAAAAGCTGGACTGAGCAGAAGTGGCGTACAAAGTCCGGTAAACCGTCTTCCAAGACGGGTGAGCGATATTTACCCGAGGCAGCGATTAAATCTCTTTCCCCTCAAGAGTACGCGGCAACAACCCGAGCCAAACGTGCAGGTAAAGCTTCTGGTAAGCAGTTTGTAAAGCAACCAAAAGCAATCGCACAAAAAACAGCGAGATTTAGATGACTACCTCTGGCACGACCGCGTTTAATCTAGAGTTTACCGAGCTTGCAGAAGAGGCTTGGGAACGTGCCGGTCGTGAAATGCGGTCTGGTTATGACCTCCGTACCGCACGGAGATCGATGAACCTGCTCACGATTGAGTTTGCAAATCGTGGGATTAATCTGTGGACGATTGAGTCGGGTACGCAGTTATTGACTCCCGGAGTCGCCACTTACAATTTGCCTACGGATACCATCGACATTATTGAGCATGTCATCCGAACGAATCCCGGTAGCCCCACGCTTCAAGCTGACTTGACGATTTCTCGTATCAGTGTGTCAACATATTCATCAATACCCTCGAAATTAACTCTGGGTCGCCCCATTCAGATCTTTGTCGAGCGGCTCCGAGATCAGCCCAAATTTACTCTTTGGCCGGTTCCCGACAACTCGATTCCATATACGTTAGCCTATTTTAGGTTACGACGTATTCAAGATGCTGGAACTGGCATCAACACGCCAGACGCACCTTTTCGATTCTTACCAGCTATCGCCGCAGGTTTGGCATATCATATTGCTATGAAGACTCCGGAGCTTGTTCAGCGAGTTCCAATGTTGAAGCAAGCTTATGACGAGCAGTTTGATCTGGCGGCGGGTGAAGATCGAGAGAAAGCCAGCGTCCGGTTTGTTCCTCGGATTTATGGTGTTCGTGCATGAGTAATAAGTTTGCCTCAAGCAAACGTGCTATCGCTGAGTGCGATATCTGTGGCTTTAGGTATAAACTTAGAAAACTAAAAGAAAAGATTGTTAAAGACACGCCTACGCAGATTATGGCCTGTCCGGAGTGTTGGAATCCGAGCCATCCTCAGCTAAAATTAGGCACATTCCCTGTCGAGGATCCGCAAGCAATCCGAAATCCAAGACCAGACTTTACAGGATACCCACAAAGTCGTTCACAAGTTGTACCATTGTTTGGTGTGCAAGCAACGACATGGGCGGGTGTTTTAACCGTAGTTATTTCGTGAGGACGTTATGAAGCACTCTGATGTTAAGATGGATAAAGCAGTGGTTAAGAAGGCTGTGCATAAGCACGAGAAGGCTCTGCATCCGGGTAAGCCGCTTACCAAGATGAAAAAGGGTGGTGGTATCAAGATCCGTGGTACGGGTGCAGCGACTAAAGGTGTTATGGCACGTGGTCCGATGGCATGAACTACACTGATCTTAAACAGGCAGTCAAAGACACGTTGGAGAACGAGTTCTCCAATACCGTGTTGGATATGCTGACTAAGCAGGCCGAACAGAAGATTTATAACACTGTTCAGATCGCTTCGCTTAGACGCAACCAGACTGCAACCCTATCGGCAAACAATAAATACTTGTCTGCTCCGGGTGATTTTTTATCAGTGTATTCTTTAGCCGTTGTGACGGGCGGCACCCTTAGTACGGGTACCTTTACGTATCTTTTGAATAAAGATGTTAATTTTATTCGTGAGGCTTATCCGACTCCGAATGCGACCGGCGTCCCTAAACACTATGCAATTTTTGGCCCTGCAACTGAGGACTCTAACGAGCTTACGTTCATTTTAGGCCCCACGCCCGATCAAGCCTACCCGGTTGAGCTGCACTATTATTACTACCCTGCCAGTATTGTCTCCACCGGTCAGACGTGGTTAGGTGATAATTTCGACACAGCCCTCTTGAACGGTGTGTTGATGGAGGGTATCCGGTTCATGAAGGGTGAACAGGAACAAGTTCAGTTGTATGAGACCATGTACTCCCAAGCCATTCTGCTCCTTAAACAACTTGGCGATGGTAAGCAGCGTATGGATGCTTATCGTGATGGTCAGGTCAGAATTGAGGTGAAATGATGCTGACCGCTGGAATGTGCAACAGCTTTAAGGAAGAACTTCTTAAAGGCATCCACGATTTTACGACTGACACGTTTAAGATCGCTCTCTATACCGAGTCTGCTACTTTGGGACCGGCGACAACGGTCTATACCACGTCGAATGAAGCGTCTGGTTCTGGTTATACAGCCGGTGGGAATACGTTGGCTGGTGCAACCGTTTCTCTCTCACAAGGGATTGCGTTTGTAGATTTTTCAGATACCACTTGGGCGGCTTCCAGTTTTACAGCTCGTGGTGCATTGATCTACAATTCATCTAAGGCCAATCGGGCTGTCGCTGTTTTTGTATTTGATGAAGTAAAAACCACTTCAAGTGGGAACTTCCAAATACAATTCCCTTTCAATAATCCAACGGATGCCGTTGTCCGTGTCAGTTAGGAGTTAATCATGTCTCTTGAAAAAGCTAAATCGACGGACATCGTTACCGCATCCGTGGAGCGGCATGTTCATCCGACCGA